TACGAACCATATATTCTTCGTACTCAGTTCTGTTTGTGTTTATGATAGCTCCGCTAGAGGGGTCTCTAACCAAACCATCATGTCCTATCACCTTCAAAAAATCAGTCATTATGGGCAGGCAATAACTCGCAAGTCTTTAATAATTGGAACAGCGCAGCTGTTTGTAGACTGCAGAACAATTTTAACCACCAAACCATCAAACGGTGTTAAACCCGTTAACGTGAAATCGATATCTGAGAAAGAAGGATTACCATTGTCCACCTTAACGATGGTAGAATCTGGATTCATCTGTGTATATTTAGTCGCCGCTAATTGCTTAGTATCACCAACACTGGTCTTGTAGAACACCTTTACTGTAGCTTCAGAAGGGATATTGGCTGCAAAACGAACACGTAGATATGTAGAAGAGTTTGCAAACTTGATAGGCGTAGTTACATACTTGCCAAGAGAAGAAGAACCTTCTGGTGTGATTTCGTCAAAGAACAACTCACGAACAGATACCACAGAACCTGAAAGAGCAGTTTCAGCAGTTCCAGAGAATCCGCTTAGAGTGATCGTAGCAGTAGTGCCATCGTCTGTGAAACCAGTAACTAAGAATGTTCCCAAGTTGCCTGCTGTAGTGACAGAACCAGAGATAGTCACGTAACGACCGATACCAATAGCAGCCATGGAGCCACGGATCGTAGCGTTTGTAGAGCTAAAGCCAGTTGAAGTGAATGCCCAGTTAGTAGAACCAGAGATGATAGATTTAGAATCTAGAGCAGCCACGTTAGTGTTTGCTTCGGTAGGTTGGTTAATCTTATTAGAGATAGCAACCAAGCTAGTACGTGCAGTGTCAATAACTGGAGAAACAGCATCGTTAGTAGTAGAAATCTGAGCAGAGAACGTCACAGACTTGTTACCACCCATCAATATATTTTCATTGATCTCAGATGCAATCACACGTGGAGAATAGAAGAAGTTATTCTCTTTAACCAAACATGGAGTATATGTGGTATCAGCAACATATGGTGTTTGAGAACCATCAATAGCTTTACCAGAAGAAGTCAAAATAGAGAAGCTAGACTTAGTATCAGAGAAAGTCTGCATCTGAATAGATGGGTTGATAATGTCGTAAGATACATTACGAGTGGCCATAACTGCAGAACCGCCACCGTAACCACTAGATGTACCAGCAGTAGTAGTTGTGATTGTATAGCTGTTGGCGTCTACATTAGAAATAACATGGTCACCGTTCAACTCAGCTGCAGGGATACCGTTAATCGCATCAGCAACACCTTTGATGTTAACACGTGAACCAGAGTACATACCGTGATCATAGTGCCACACACGAACTGTAGTAGAACCGCTTACGATTTGGAATGGATCAACTTCGATATTGTCATATTGCAATACATCATTAACGAAGCTAATGTTACCGACAACGCTAGTGTCGAATTGAGCACGGTAAATAGTGAACTTAATGTCTTGGTTTTGATCTGGAGTCCATGTAGATGCGTTCTGTGATTTGAATAAAACGCCAGCGTATGGTTGCTCAGAGATAGTTCTTCCAGAAGTTCCTGGGATTGTATCACCAACGTTAGAGATCCAAACTTTGTAGTTGTTAGAGTCAGACTGAAGAACAAAGCAGTACTCAGTATTGTCTTGAACGTAAACAGGAGTCTTGAACGTAAACTTAGTAGGTGTATCGTAAGATGGGTAATCTGCGCCATCTAGAGAAACTACATTAGAAGACAAGCTAACTTGAGATGGGTTGAGAGTAGTGCGGCTAAAAGCAAGCACGTTCTTTCCAGGTGTTCCATTTACCATCTCACGGATTTCTAATGTAACAGGAATACGATCGTCTTTTGAGGCGAAGAAAATATCAACGCTAGTCAAGAATGCTCCACCTTTTTGCTCGACCAAGAAAGATTGCGCCAGTGGATCGTACCAACCAGTATCAGAAACTACACGGCTGCCAGCACCTTGATAGATTGTCTGGCGAGCAGCTGGATCGTCGTTTGGACCGATGATTTCTTTAACCAACTCTGCATTACGGACAGCGTTAACAGATGCTTGTTTAGTTTCAAGAACACCTTCAGCACGATAGATACCACGACCACGTGAAGTCCATTGTCCAGTAGAAGTAGAAGCGTCAATTAGTTTCAACTCACGAGCACCAGTACGGAAACGGATAGCATCTGTGTTTGGAATTTCAAACAAGAAGTTTAATTCACCGTTTTTATTAGTGATTAGAGTCGTAGGTGATGTAATTGAAACAACAGTACCAGAAGCACCAGAAACAGAACCTGTGAATGTTTGTCCATTGGCAAATGTGCCGATAACGTTTGCCAACTCAAGAGTCAGAGCACCAGTATCTGGATCAATAAACTTACCGACAACAACCGCAGATGCAGTATTTAATGAGTTAGATATAACATCACCACGGTTCAAACAAACCTGAGAATCACCACCAATACGGCGTTTAGTTTCAGAAGCTGATCCACCAACGTTGGTAGATAAGTCAAATATACCAGAACCTGCTGTGTATACTAACTTGACTGAAGGTGTCACAAAGGCACTAACATCGATGTCATCGAAATATGCATAGAAACGAGTGGCTGGTTTTAGACCCTTAGTCTGTACCAAGATGTTTCTAGAACGAATGTAAGGGATAACAGCAGTAGAAACAGTGCGGTCTGCAACAGTTTCATAGTCAGTTTTAACTGCTAAAGAAGTCTTAACACCAGTGCGAGACTGTCCGACTGCTTGTGCTAGATTTTCAACTTTAACTACACGATGTGCCCAACCAGACGCATCTGGTCCAAGACCAAACTGAGCATCAAGTGCAGAGCCACCGTCACCGTAACGACGGTCAGCTTCCAGAGTTTGAATACCAGTAGAAAATGCAGTACCCAACCATTCAGTCTGCCAAGCACCCCACACAGTACCAAAACCAGCATCGCCGATAATACCAGCACGAGTTGCTAGGTCTTTGATAGTGTTATAGTTGCCTTCTACTTGCTGTACTAGGTCAGGCATACGTGTAGTTTCAAACCAATCATCAGATGGTGGGTTGATTTCTACGTTACCCAAGAATGTGTAGATAGCAAATGGGTTGATGTTTTCTAAGCGAGAAGCGTAGTCTTGCTTTATCAATACTGGAGTATTGATAATTGGAAGAGTGATAATATCACCATTCAACTGATAGTTAGAAGCAGCACGTTGTCCAGAGTTAGAGTTTTTCTCTAGTAGATTAACGTTGTAAGAAGTGTAGAATGGGCGAAGTTGATTCTTCTCCATATCAATAGAGCAGAAGTAGTCTTTAGACTTGCTGTTACCAATATTGTTACCGCTGAAGTTATCGACAACGAAACCATTCTTCATACGATCTAGACCACCAGTTGTGGTGATTTTCATAGACTGTGTTTCTTGCTCTAATAGAGAAAGAGAAGTGTAATATTCAAGGTTGTTGATACGAGACTCTAGTTTTCCGATATCACGCATTGTGTAACGCTTGTTCTCCATCTTTTGAACAGCAATACTATCAGAAGAAGTAGAGAATGTATATGGCTCAAGAGTTAGGTTGTATAGAACCATACCCAACGCTGGATCTTGTGGATCACCTGGATGTGTAGATGGAACACCAGTGATATCAAAGAACTTGCCGTTAAAATCCAGAGCAATTTTATCTTTACGTGCTAGGTAGTAGCTGTAATCAGATGTTACGCTTTCGCCACGCTTTGGAATACCAGTGATAGAACCACCAGTAGAAATAAAGTTCTTGGCAGTACCAGCAGACTTGTTTGCAACACGTGGGCGGAAATCTAGAGAGTCACGCAATACTGCTGGAACTTGATTATAGTCTACGTTGCTATAAGAGTTGATATCAAAGTAATCACCGACACCATGCTCAAAGTATTCGTATGTAACTTGTACTGGATTAGATGGTGCAGTAAACGATGGAATTAGATTTAATCGACCCCAATCATAATGGCTTTGACGCTGGCCATTATCAAACTCATAACGATCAGAGATATCTTGAGTATATGCATTAGAAGCTGGTGTTGTACCAAACGCTGCCGATGGCGCTGTCTTGATAGAAACGATGCGGAATACGTCAGCTTTATCTAGGTAGACAATAGCAGCTTGTGCTGCCGCAGCTGTAGTAAATGTTTCAGTAGCAGATGTAAGAGTTTTAGTTTTTTCGTAACCAGAACCGTTACGAATAACTGCTGCAATTACTGTGATAGAACGACCAGACTGTGCAGATGGAACAGTAATGGTACATGTAGAACCAACAGCAACGATAGAAACTGGGTTGATAATAGCACCACCAGCTGTTGCATCATTGTCAACTACAATATAGTTTGTAGTTCCAGAAGCAGAAGAGAATGTTCCCGATGTAGACAAGTTAACTGTGACACCAGAAGCAGTTTGTGTAAATTTCTGATAACAAATATATGTTGTGTTGTTTACACCAGAAGTTCCAGCGCCACGAACAGAACGGATAGCATAATCAGGTAAAGAGAATACTAAGCTAGAGTTGTTAGCTTCTAGTAACTGTGTACTTGCTAAAGAGTATGCTTTACCAGTGAAAGAGCTAGTTGTGATTGCAACAGCATTTTGAGATGATGGTGTCCCAGTAACACGAATCATAGTACCATCAACAACAATATAATCACCAGAGATCAAATCAGTTTGGAATGAAGTGCCAGTACCAGTTAATGATGTAGAAGAAGCGGTGACAGATCCAACTAGTGTAGTGGAAATTGCATTAATGTCAGAACTAAAGCTGAGGTTAGCATCAGCACTTGAAACGCTATAGAAGAAAGATTTAACGCTACGGTTAAAATCTTTACCATTATTCATTTGAATATCAAACAAACCTAATTTGTAAACAGCAGTAGAACCAAACAATGCACCACTATGCCATTCCATGAAACGAACACGAGCAGTACCAATTTGGTTACCAGCAGCAGTACCAACAGAAGAACCTGTTATTTGATCACGCAACGAGATAATATCGCATGTGTCAAGAGGAGGTAAGTTATTGACATTGGTGACTAACACATAGTTACCAACAGTGGGTTGAATGATACTGTTTAGAGCTTGATCATATGCACGTGCTTTATCGACAGCTACATAAGTTGTAGAATCTTTTTGAATCTCATAGCCACGAACATATGCTTTTCCTGGTTCTAAACCGATAGCAAGTTTAGACTCAGAACCATCTGTGTAGATACCACGGTTATACGCTGGTGTTACGTCAAATTCCCATTTAATACCAGTAGAACCTGGACCATCATATGCAGTACCAGAAGTGTGCGTTGGAGCAGTAGTAACAGATGTACCACTTAGTTTAGCAACATATGTATTACCACCACTAGTAACAATATCACCAGTTAGGTATGCTGTGTTTTGAGCCCAAGCACCACGGGCATTATTGCGGTGTTCACGAACGTCAATAGAGAATTCACGAACAGTATAATCACCAGATTCATCATATGTACGACGAGC